ATGATGAATAAGAAGGAACTAATCTAAGACTTGTTCTCTCACCGTCTTCGGAAGCTGCTCTTTGAAACTCTTCTTCATAAATATCTTTTAATACACCTATTCTATTAGGCGCTCTTTTAACAGATAGATAATAAGCAAGTCCTGCTACCATACAAGGTAAAAATCTAAAAGGTATATCACCAGTATTAACAGAAGTATCTGCATCTTCTATTCTTCTCACCCTGTAATATATTATTTGATCTGTAGAGTTTTCAGGCATAGGCCAAAAAGTTATTGTAGGAGTTATTTGTCTATCCACAAAATATTGCGTTGGTCTGCCTTGTGTATCTTTATTAGCAATAGCTAAATAATCTCCTCTACTTATTCTAGTTAAAATAGTATCAGAACCACTTCTTCGAACAGATACCTCTAAAACATCAACAGTAGACTGAACTGTTTCTAAAGATATTGCAGAAGAAAGTGTAGTTGTAGCACTACTACTAGAACCAGTTAAAGTTTCACTTGCAGAAAACGTTCCTACAGGAACGGTAATAGTCATTGTAGTAGCAGTAGGTTTTGTAATCACACTAGCAGTAGCATTACTTGTGCCACCTGTTATGGTTTCTCCTACAGTAAAATTTGCAGAAGCCGCCACGGTCATTGTTATTGTTCCAATAGGATATGTATCCACAGAAGAAGATGCAGATAATCGTGCAACAGTTTGAGTTATTTTTTCAACAGTCCAAAGGTTTAAACCTCTGTTTGACCATTCTGCAAATAAAAGATTTAACGATCTTCTAGCAGTTCTTGCATCGTAACCTGTTCGTAACTCTAAACCACATCTTTCAAAAGCTTCTTCTGCAACTTCTGCTATATCCAGATTGAAATCTGAACTTCCTGATGTAGCCATTAGTACTCCTTAACTGCTTCAATTATGACAGTATATGTATCATTTGCTCCTTCACCGTGAGTCTGAAAGTAAATATCACCGTCTGCTCCAGCAGTTCCTGCCGCAGTATTGGGTATACCTCCAAAACTAGTAAAATCAAATTCTCCTTGATAGTCTGTAGGAAGTTCAATTAACAAAACATTAGTACTCGCATTTCCTAATATTTTAACAGAACAGCCAATCGTTGAAAATTTTATTTTTGTTATCCTAACATTTGTACAAGCTTGACCTGTTGCGTTTGCAGCAAGAGCACTGACATCAATTTTTTTAACAGCAGTGCCCTCACCAGTATCCACATAAGTATGAACAAATGACTGAACAAGTTTCCTATCACCATCTATAATAGTGGTATTAGTATTTGTATCGGCCATAATTATCTCCTATTAAGTTGTTGGCGAATCAGAAGATATACCAAAAAATTTAAGTGCGACTACTCCACCAGCACCAGCCGTGCCAGAAACTACAAGTTGAACCTCGTCTGCTGTTTCAGTAGCAGCAGTTGTTGTACCACCACTCATACCTAAAACTCCGTTACAAGGGAAGAAACCTTTAAAGCCTGTGCTGTTTAGCGCTGCTGTTATACCATCAACAAAACCATCATCATCAGCTTCTGTTCCTATATCGACCACATTAACTGCATTAGCTGAAGCACTAGTTACAGTTATTGCTACACCCATAGGTATAAAGTTTGATGGTATGCCTATAGAAGTTTCTTTGTGGTCAGTACCAGTAGCAGCAACAGTTATTGAAGTGCTGTAAGTTGATAAAGTCATATCACTGGTAACTGCACCAGTATCAGAATTTTTTATAATAGTTTTAAATCCATTCTCGGAACGGACTGGACCATTAAAAGTTGTATTAGCCATATTTTTACCTCTTATAAAGTTTTTTGCCCTATGGTCGTATAAGCGTCTGCTAGGTCAGTCCATAGGGCAAGTTAAATCCTAGATTAAGCTCCTTGTGAGCCGTAAACACATCTTGGGTCTGAGAAACCAAAAGAGTATCTCTCTCTTGCTTTAAATCTCATGTTTCCTGTGTCAAAGTCACCTTCCATCTTAGTAGACATAGGCATTCTTTCAAAATGTAAGAAACCTCTTGGTGCATCAGTCTTAATGAAAAATGCATCGGTGTCTATTAAATAGTTGTTGACAACATAACCTTCAGGAAGCACTCCCATGTTTCTCATAGCGTTTATGTCGTTATCGGCTGTTCCTGATCTTAAAGTGGATTCTAATATTCTATCTGCTACAAATTGTAGGTTTGACGGAATAATTAATTTTAATCCACGTACAGAAACTCTTAAACCACGCTCATCAACAAAAGCATTAATATCAATTAATGCATTCTCTAAACTTGTTTCGTTTAAATCTGCAGCAGTAGTTGGTTGGTTTCTAAATGTTCCTCCATTTGTTAATGGGTGAGACCCATTACATAAAGAAACACCATCACCACCTGTCACTGTTGTGTCAAATGCGTTGTTTAAAACAGCAGCAGCTTTTACTTGCTTGGTGTTTGCCATACTTCTAGCCAATGCTTTTGTATATCTTGAAGATAGTCTGTCGTACAGATTGTCTTCAATTGCTTCTTCAGTAATTGAAAAAGCCAAAGCAATAGTTTCGTGGTTATACCTTGCGGTAAAAGACTCATTTGCATCGTCAAATGCAACTGCTGCGCCTTCACTTTTTACAGGAGCAGAACCAAAACCTGTTAACATTACTTCTTCTTCGAATGCTCTTTCAGAATTTTCTGTGTCAAAAATTTCAGTATGCTGCTGTTCGTATCTCTGATACTCAAGGCCAAATAAGGCATTAAGACCAGGTTCTAGCTCTTTAGCTAATTGTGCTCTAGATATCGCCATAGTTTAATCTCCTTATATACCAGTTGAGTTAGCGTTTGTTTGCGAATCGAAACTGCTTGCAGGTGCATTGAAGTGAGCGTTAATACGCACAATTAAAGGAATACCTGCTACAGTAAAATCTGAGTTTTCAGGATCATCCTGAATACCCACAATACGCAAAGGAAAAGTTGCAGTAGTAGCAATAGTGCTCAAGTCTGCAACAGCAGAAGACATACCAGTTGTATCACTTCCGCTATTACCACTAGCTAATTGAACATTAGAAAATACTCCTGCTCTTATTTCTGCTTCAGTATCAAAACTTGTTCCACCAGCATCGCCAGCGATAACAAAAAGTTGACTTGGGTCGTCATATATAAAAGCTTTTACTGGATGATTAGTATCCGCCCCTGACCCTTGCCAAGTGTTTGAGAAAATAGTTTCTCCACTAGTACTTGAAACATATTCACAACCGTAAAAAACACCTAGTATAGGAACATTACCGCCAGTTGCTGCTTGCAACTGATCGATAAAACCTGTAGCTAAAGGAATAACTGCTTGCCCTTGATACAGTTTATTGGTATTTCCTGCGGCTATTCTATATTCTGTTGTACCAGTGCTGTTTGTATTTTGACCTAATTTTCTTAAAGGTCTTAATCCAAACGCTCCATTAGAATTTGCCATTCTTTATCTCCATAAAAAATTAATAATTAGTCCTCACTCTTGCGAGAACCTCCAAAACTTACACGACTTTGTCTTTCTGCCTTGTGTATAGGCATCGCAGGATGCTCTTCACGAGCTAAATCATTATCCACTGCCGTCATTTGATTGCGAGATTGATCTCGGAAATATTTAGAGCGTTCTTCAACGGTTTCAACTGGTATACGTGCTAGAAGCAATCCTCCAACACCAATAACTCCAGCGTGCTTTCCATCTTCTATGGAAGGTACTTCAAAGTCGGGATATTCGTCCTTTCGAACCAACTCCCAACCTTCTCTTCCCTTCGCTGAGACATTTTTTCGATCGTCAAAACCCATAACTTCGGTTCTTATCCACCTATGTACATAACCCTCAGGTGGTTTGGGCGCATCCAACATGGATGGTGGTCTCCAAGGTGCTCTTCTTGCATTATTAGTGCGAGATTGAGCATCTCTAGATGTTCTTGTGTTTTTATTTACTGGACTATTCATTTAAGCCTCCTGTCTAACGTGTTTTGCGTATTCCTCCAATGGAACACCTAATCGTTTTGCCATTGCAACCTGAGAAGGCGATAGTCTCACAGTTTTTTTACCTCCTTTGTTGCGGGATTTAGAAGAAGTAGCCGAAACTACCTTTTGACTTCCCCCCGTTTGCTTCGTTTGCCCCACTTTATGAGGAAACTCTGCTGCAATTCGTTTATCAAGCTCACTATAGTACTCATCAGTGGTCGGGTCAAACCCTTCATCCTCTACTAATCGTCTATGAATGCCAAATGATGCATATGTCATAACTTCATCTTGTCCAAACCACTCATTTTTAGCTGCCCAAGCCTCTGCTTTAGGATCAGGCTTAGGATTTTGAGCTTGTTGAGGTGGTTGAGGGGGTATTGGTTGAGGTTGATTCGGAACAATTGGCTGTTGATTTGGTTGTTCTTCTGTTTTTTCAACTTTTGGCTTGGCTATTTTAGATTTTTCAACCGTAACTGCTGCTAAATTTGCCTGTGCTTCCACAATTTTGTCCGCATCACCTGATTCATTAGCATCTTTCAAGGCTCTTTTAGCAGATTCTAACTGAGATTGTACTCTGGTGTTAAATTCTTCTAAATAACCTTTATCTAAATTATCTAATCTGGTTTTTAAATTTTCGTTTTCTTTTTTAACGCTCTCTGCAAACTGAATAGCACTTTCCTTTTGACGTTCTTCTTCACGCATCTTGCGTGTTAATTTGTCTATTCTGTTTTTTACATTAGAACTGTAATCCTCTAATTCGTCAGATTTTTTAGCTTCGACCTCTTCTTCTACTTTTTCTACATTGTCTTCGTTTTTTTCTTCTTTAAGTTCTACTTCAACTTCATTTTCATCTGGTTTTTGTATTTTTTCTTCTTCTTGCATGATTCTTTATCTCCATGAGTTTTGCTATCCTTTCTGGTTAAATATGTTTGATATCATCTGGTTCTAATATAGTAGCGATTACTTCATCATCATTTATAATTCTCACTTCACCACCGTCTATTTTAAAACGAGATCCTGCGTAACGGCCAATGCAAACCCATTGACCTTCTTTGCACCAAGAAGCTTCTCCTGGCCCAAACTTGTTTGGATCTTTGTAAGCCAAAGGTCCAATTTTTAAAACATAAGCCACCACAGTTGCTAGTTGCTCACGTTCTCTGACAGTGTCAGGAATGTATAATCCTGCATCTGTAGTTGCTTTGCCCATGTATGGCATTACCAATATTCTCCAACCAGTGGGTTGTGGTAATCTTTCCTTTAAATTTTTTTTGATTAAACTAGGGTCAAGAACTTTTGTATCTTTTGGTTGATACAGATTTTCAATATTTACCTGTTTTTCTTTCTTTCCTTTTCTGGCTACATGTTCTGGCACATAAAGTGTTTTAGTCAAAGTTTTCCTCCTTACTTTCTAATTGATCCTTTATTTCTCTTTCTGCAACTTGGAGACCTTTTAGTTCTCCAACAACCTGTTTATATTCTTCCATCGTTTTAAAGGAACCGCCTGTAAGTGAGTCCTTTGTTAATTCTATGCGTTGCTGTATTTTTTTTAAAATAGCATACGCAAAGTTTGTAGAGTCCATTAATAAACTCCAGAAAACTTTCTTCCTTTTACTTGAACAGGAGGAGTTCCCTTAAATTCCTGGTTTCTCACTTGCCTGTTCATTTCTACTTTTATGTCCTTTGGGCCAGGTGTAATTTTTTCTACTGAAGATGTTTCACGTGAAACATTCGCTCCAATAATAATGGTCATACTTCCACCACCTGCAAAAGCTCCTCTACCTTTAAGAATATCTGCGTATGTTGTTTTACCATCGCCTGTTAAGTCTGGAAATTTTTTAGCCATGCTAGATCCTCCTTTGTTAAATCCTTCTGCATCATTCATTTGTCTGCCTTTTTCTAAAAGCTCATCTGCTTTGTTTTTTGATACACCCATTTGTCTTGCCATCTGAGTTCTCATTCCACCTCTTCTTACCATTTTCTACAACTCCAATATCTCGCAGTTAGTTTAGAAGGAGGAGCGGTATCACACTTGTGTCTTGCTCGGAAACTTTTTCTTCTGTTCGGTATGTTCTTTTTTATCTTCATATTTGGGTCACCATATCTTATTAACCTTACTTTGTCACCTACTTTAGCAAGCACAGCAAATTTTTTCTTTTTGCCCGGAGTTCTTTTTGGTTTGTTATAACCAGAAAATTTTTCTCCTCTGTAGTTTACTGCCATTAAAAAATCCTTATATTTTTAACGCCTTTTATTTGCGCACCTATTTTTTTAGATACAGTTCCTCCTAAATTAAACTTATCGGCTTCTTTAAATATTCTTGGTTTTTTTGTTTCATATTGTTTTATCATTCTATCTTCTTTAACTATAGCTCTTTGTATATCTTTATCACTAAGTTTAACATCAGAAAGTTTTACATTTTTTTCTTTAGCTATCTTTTTTTGTTTTTTTAAAATCATATCGTACATTTTATCTTGCAATTTTTTGTATCCAGGACTTTTTGCTTCAATTTTATTAAGTGTTTTTTTAACAGCTTTTTTTGCACCTGGTATTTTGCTTACAAGTTGTAGTAATTTTAGTCCTTTATCTAACATTAAAAAATTCCTTTAAAAACTCCGCCTTTGTTCATTTTTTTAATTTTAGGGGTGTATTGTTTTGCAGCTATAGAAAGTTCTTTTTTTGGTTTTACAGGTGTGTACTGTTTGCCTGCAATACCAACAAGACTTTTCTTTTCTAGTTCTGGATTTTTATTTTTTGCCTTAATAGTTTTCGCCATATTACTTCCTCCTTTATCAAATTTTTTAATTACTGATTCTGCTTTTTTTCTATCTTGATCTGAAATTGTTTTTCCTGACCTTGATAATATTTTCTTTAAATTTTTAATATCTACTGGACCAGGTTCGTCTATCTTTTTAAACTTACTTAACAACTCATCTACTCGTTTTCTATCTTGATTTGAAACTGTTTTTGTATTTTCACCCATGTTACTTCCACCTTTATCAAATCTTTTAATCATTGATTGTGCTTTTTTTCTGTCTTTTTCTGGTAGTCTGATATCTAATAATATTTTTTTTAAATTTTTAGCAATCTCGTCTGCTTTTTTTGTATCTTCGCTCGTATTACTTCCTCCTTTATCAAATTTTTTACCTTGATTTTTTTTAAGTTTCCTTGCTTTTTTAATAAGAGCTTCTATTTGTGCCATCGGGTCACTTGCAAAAGCTGCTGGAACTAACCCACTTTTTTTTGTTTTTTTGTTACTCATTACGAGCCTCCTTTATTTATTTTCAAAACGTTCACGATTAACTTGTGCTCTTAATTGAGCTATATCTTCAGAAGATTGGATCCTGTCTTTTGCAATATCCTGTCTGCCATCTTCTCTGTTCTCTTCGAACTGCATTCTAGCATCAAACTCCATAGCTTTTCTTTGCATATCCATTGCCTGAATGTTTAACTCTTTCTCTCTTAAAGCAACGAGAGGATCGGGACCTTGTTGTGGAGGAGCAAAAAGAGCCAGTACTTCCTCAGTATATTGAGATATGTACTGAGCAACTTTTGCTTCACCATCAACCATAGGTTCGGGTTGGCCAGCTTGTTGTGCCTGCTGTGCCATTGTCATAGCTTCCATCATTGCAACACCTCTTGCCTTAAAAGCAATATGCTCACAAATGTGAGCCAAAAGCAAGGCAAAAATCTGTGGACTGCTCGCAACAACGGGTGTTTTCATAAAACTTATGTGAGATGCCATATGTGCATCGTGATCTTGTTCTTGAAACGCTTGAATGTTTTGACCTGCAATCGCTCTTGCATTTTCTATAGCAGGATCAGTAGGCTGTGGGGGTTGAGGAGGAGGCAGAATTGCCTCAATGTTTTGCACGCCCACAGCCTCGTACATTCTTTTATATGCTTCATACAAGTTATGTATTCCTGGATTAGACTGAGCTAGTTGTAACTGAGTTTGCGCTAATGCCATTCTTTGAGCTGTAGAAAATATATTAGGATCGGATACAGGTATTACATCTACTCGGTCATCAAAATCCATTTGTTTTATCATCGCTTCTGCACCAAAAACATTATACGGATAACTTGGTGGAAGAGACTCGCCAAACACTTTTGCTAACATTCTAAATTCTTGTTTTTGTGCATAGTGCATTCTTTTGTGGATCGCAGACATTACTCTTGAGCCACGCTCAAGTAATGCAATCGTTGTACCCACTGCGGCATTTTGTTTGTTCTCGCCTACCTGCATATCTGCAATTGCTGCAAATCTTTGACCTGCTTGTACCACAAATCCTAAAAGTTGCATCAATGTAGCACTCGGCTCTTTGTAAGGTAGAGGTAGAATACTTTCTTTTAATGCTCCGCCAGGAACATCAATATCTCTAAACTCTCCGGGCGATAGTGGTTCATCAGAGTCTCGTATTCGTATACCTCTTGCTTTAAATCCAGCAGGTAAATTAGCTAGAGTACCTGCATCAATTAACTGTCGTAATATAGAAGTGGCAGATCGTCCAAGTCCACCAATCATATGTAATAATCCAAAACCGTAAAACCCAAGTCCTGGTAAAAATTTATAATGTGAAAAGTATTGGAGCTTCTTAAAATATTCATCGCCCTCTTTGTAGTTTCTACGGATCGATAACACCTGACCACTTTCTAAGTCTAGTATAATAATATAAGGAAGTTTAATTCCTGTTGGGTCTCCATCAATCGGACTTTTATGTTCAAACCCTTCAAGGTCTAAACTAGTATGTACTTCTAACAAGGTGTAATCTTCATCGCTTCCGTTTTTCTCTACACCACTAATTTCTCTTTCTTTATTCTTTACTTCATCTTCTTCAGAATATGGTTGTAACTCTACATCTCTATAAAAACCTGTCGCCTGATGAATTTTTATCTCGTTACCAGAAACACGTAACACATGTGTTACTCTCGTAGCAGAATATAAATCTGTCGCATTGTACGGCACCACTAAATCATCGGCAGGTACAAAACGAGATACGGCTCTGTCGAGTGTCTCATCAAAATATACTTTTTTAAACGCACTACCTGACAACGGTAAATAGAATAATAATCTGTCTAGTTCAGGATCGTACTCTTCCATAACATGGACAATCTGATAATTCATAAAGTCCTGCACTCTTTGTGACTGGCTTTCTACTTCAGAAGTTGCCGCACCTAAAATCTGTGTTCGCACTGGCCCACCTGATGGCAACAGTTCTTTATACGCTTGTGCTTGAAACTGTGTTACGGCTTCAGATATTAATGGGTGTGTTACACCAGAGGAACCACGAAATGGCTCTTCTCTTTCTTCATACTTAATGCCTAACAGCTCTAGTCCTTCTGCGTATGAATTTTCCCAGTCCTGTCTACTTTCCTTATCACCCTCGTAATCAGAAATTAAATTGTTTGAAATCTCTTCTAAAACTCTGGCATCAATCATCTCGGCAAGATTAGCATCGTGCTCCTGTGCCATAACCTGTTGTGTTGCTCCTTCGAAGTTGACGACAACCGAACCATCCTCTTCTTCTTCAATCACTTCAATCGGACCGTCCTCTTCTCCTTCTTCTGGCTCTTCTACTTCCTCTTCTTCACCTTCGACAACGAGCTCTTCTCCCATCGCTGGCATCGACTTGTCTATCTGACTTGGATCAATTTTATCTGCCATACGTTATCCTTTCTTTTTTCTGGTTACTGGTTGTTGTACCGCCTTCTTTGCACTCAATAACCCAACCCCTGCTTTGCCAATGCGATATCCAAAGCTTGCGGCTATACTAATATAAATACAATTAGCAAACCAATCAGGAGTAGAAGTATCGAGAAAAACGAACCCTTCTCGAACATACTCTTGCGTCCACGGCAAGAAGCAGGCAGTAAGTACGGCAATAAAAAAAATCGTCCACGCCTCGTCTTTCCAGCTGCCCCCCATCTGCTCCGTGAGGGAGCGCTCCATGTCCAGTTCCCCAGTCGCTTGTTTTTCATATACCACCGCCTTTGCTTTTGCTTGTGCTACTTTAGCTTCTGTTTCGGCTTGTTGTTTTGCCACTCTTCCTTTTAACCAAGAACCTGCTAAGTCTCCTACAAGACTTACCGCGGAACCTAATATTGGAAGTGCCATACTTTTCTCCTAGTAGTATTGACGAAAATTAACCCTTATACTTTCCTCTTCTTCTTCATCGTTGTCAAGCCTTATGAACCCACCTTTACGATATCTTATAAGTGCCATCGTCATACTATCTACATAATCGTCATAATCGCCATTCGGAAATGCCGCTACTTCCTCCACCACTTCTTCGGCAAAACTTTTCATTGGCGCCCACACTTTACCAGACTCAAATAACGGTGCCACCATATGCATACGAGTATGTTTGTCTCGTCCCTTGCTCGGTGTATAATTGACCACGGGTATTCCCATATTTCTCAATTCGTCCGTGAGCGGTGTACCACTGGCCTTCGCCTCAATTAAAATCATATCTGGATCCCAGTATTTATATTCTTCTTTTGCTTTTGCCTTTAACTCAGGAAAGTCCCATCGTCCACGTTGTGCATCTAGTAATATCAAATGTTCATCCTGTCCTTCATTGGGTCGAAATACTCCCCACGTAGTTATCGCAGAATAATCTGCGGTCTCTTTTTTACTAAACGCCGTATCATAACTTTGCATAATGTAGTTTAACATCGGAATGTCTTCCTTTTCCCACACATTCCACCATTCCTTTTTTATAATCGCACCCTCGGAGGCTACAGGATTTTGTTGCCACTGCGCATTCCATTTGCTCAATGACAATGAAGCCTTGACCTTTAACAACTCATC